GTTATCTGCAAGCGCTGGCAAGAACTGACTGGAATTCTTCCAATCAACGAACTCACCGGCAAGCCTTACGATTTCATAGGAAGCGACAATGCCTAATCCCCCAAAGACAATCGAGCAGAAGCGCAAGCTTGGCAACCCAGGAAAGCGACCGCTTCCAGATAAAGCAAACCTGATCGCATTACCAATGGCCAGAGAAACACCAGAACCACTTCGGCCACTTGGATCAGAAGGACAAAATATGTGGGAGAGAATCTGGCAAGCAGGACGCGCATGGATTTCTCCAACCACAGACATCGAACACGTGATGATTCTCTGCGAAACGATGGATGAACGCGTTCAACTTCGAGCGATAGTTTTCAGAGGCGGAGAATGGCGCGACCGCGTTGCATTGCGCCACCTTGATCACCAGATAACCGCCATGCTTTCATTGATCGCATTCAACCCGGTCGAGCGTTCGCGACTTGGACTCGCAGAAGTCCAGGCACAGACACGCATCCAGGAATTGATGACGCGAGCACGTGGCTAAAAAGAAAATTCAATCATGGCCGCCGCGTTGGATCACGCCGGTGGCCATTGCAGATCGCAAACGCGGCGATGGCCCACTTTATTCTGAATTCGCAGAAGCAGTATGCAGAGTAACGAAAGACTCAGTCGCAGCACCAGCCGGCGAACTTTTACACCTGCGCGATTGGCAGAAGGAACTTCTCAACCACGCACTAGCACGCAGGCTAGATGGCAGGATGAAACACAGAGTCGCCCTAATCGGCATGGCAAGAAAAAATGGAAAGAGCGCACTCGCAGCTTCGATGGGATTATCGGCGCTCACACTTGGCGGCAACGGTTCCGAAATTTATTCATGCGCAGCAGATCGAGATCAGGCACGCATCGTATTCGGAACAGCAAAGCGAATGGTTGAACTTGACCCGGAACTTTCTTCGATGTTCACGCTTTACCGCGACGTAATCGAATACAAAGACAAGGGATCCGTTTACCGCGCACTTTCAGCAGAGGCATACACGAAAGAAGGACTCAACCCTTCACCGATCGTAATCTTTGACGAAGTCCACGCGCAGCCAAACCGCGAACTCTGGGATGTTATGTCGCTCGCAGGCGGCGCACGATCCGATTCACTTCTTCTAGGAATCACCACAGCAGGAGTAAAGACGCAAGCAAACGGCCAGGACAGCCTCGCCTATTCGTTATACCAATACGGCCAGAAGCTCGTAAAAGGCGAACTTGTAGATCCGTCGTTCTTCTTTGCCTGGTGGGAACCGAAGAACCCAGAAGCAGATCACAGAGACAAGCAGCTCTGGATTGAATCAAACCCCGGCTTCGCAGACATCGTCGACGCAGAAGATTTCGAGAGCGCAGTCTTGAGAACGCCAGAAGCAGAATTCAGAACCAAGCGCACGAATTGCTTCGTATCAACAGCAACCGCCTGGCTTCCAACCGGATCATGGGAAGCCTTGATCGACACAGAGAGAACGCCAGAACCAGGCGAAGATGTAATCCTTGCATTTGATGGAGCGTTCTCAAACGACAGCACCGCGCTAATTGCCTGGCTGCTTGGCGGAGACAAACCGCATCTCATGGTTGTAGGAATCTGGGAACGACCAGACGACGCAGAACAGGGATGGCACGTGCCGGTGGCCGAAGTCGAACAGACAATCATCGACACATTCAGAAATAGCAACTTCCAAACCAAAGAGATCGTCTTCGATCCGGCGCGATGGCAGCGCACCTTCATGGTTCTAGACGAGCAAGGAATGCCAGTCGTTTCTTACCCGAACAGCGCAGAGCGCATGGTTCCAGCAACACAAAAATTCTACGAAGCCGTAGTGAATCAGAGCTTCACCCACGATGGCGATGAAAGAATGGCAAGGCACATAACAAACTGCGTCACGAAGCAATCATCTCGGGGCGTTATGGTTGCGAAAGCAAGCTCGAAGCGGAAAGTCGATGCGGCCGTAGCAGCAATCTTCGGATACGACAGAGCAACGCAACCACCAGAACCAAAGCCACCAGTGGCCAGGTTCTTCTCGGTTCAACTTTAGGAGCGCAATGAAAAAAATAGATTTCTCACTCATAGCAGAAGTGACTGGCGTAGCATTAGCAACCACAGGAATCGCAATGCTCTCATTGCCGATCGCATTAATTACACTAGGAACATTTCTAGTATGGATAACAGAAAAGGCTAACTGATGAGTCTATCGAAGCGGATCAAAGCAGCAGAGCAGAAGCGTATGAATAGCAACCAATGGGTCGAACCACTTATCCCAGGACGCCCTGCTTATATGGCCCCATCCGGAGTCGAAGTCAACGCAGACTCCGCAATTCGTATGTCGACAGTTTATGCATGCATCCGATTACTTGGCGATACGATTTCCTCATTGCCACTTTCAGCATACGTTCGACGCGGCCGCAACAGACTCTCATACGCCAGCGTTTACGGATCGCAGCCAGCATGGGTCAACAAGCCAAACCCAGAAGCATCGCGTGTGGAATTTTACGAACAGATAATCGCTTCACTTAATATTCATGGCAACGCATTCATCCTCACCGTTCGCGATGACATGGACGAAGTCCAAGAAGTCTATTGCATCCACCCGGACGACATTCGAATCGAAAGACCACGTCCAGGCGAGCCACTCATCTACAAGATGAAAGACCCAGAAGGAACATATTCGCGAATTCTTACATCACGCGAAATGAAACACATTCCACTCTTCAGACTTCCAGGATCCATGTACGGCCTCGGCCCAATTGCAGCAGCTCGACTCACAATCGGCGCAGCGATGGCAGCAGACACATACGCAGCCGCATACTTCGGCAACGCAGCAAACCCAGGCGGCGTCATTGAAGTGCCGGGCGAATTAACAGAAGAGCAGGCAGGCGACATCGGCCGCGATTGGAACATCACACACACAGGGCCGTACCGCGCAGGCAAGATCGGAATCCTTTCAGGCGGCGCACAATTTAGACCGCTGACACTTAACGCAGCAGACGCGCAGCTCTTAGAAGCCAGAAGATTCAACGTTGAAGACATCGCCAGATTATTCCGAGTACCGCTAAGCCTTCTCGGACACCCGGTCGCAGGAGCAATGTCGTTCGCCAGCGTTGAAGCGCAGAATCTTTCATTCGTGCAGCACTCACTTCGCCCATTGTTGGAACGAATCGAGCAATCACTTTCTGAATTACTTCCAGAACCGGACGGCTTCATCAAATTTAATCTTGACGCATTGCTTCGTGGAACCACACTCGAGCGTTTCGATGCATACACGAAGGGCCTTCGCGAAGGCTTCCTATCCTTAAACGACGTCCGCGCCATTGAAGATTTAGCCCCACTCGGAGAAGCCGGCGATCAATTCAGAGTGCCATTGCAGAATATCGACGCAGCAGATGCACCAGATGTCGGACTTAAACTTCGAGCAGAGATCGCAGCAAGCCTGATCCAGGTCGGCTTCGATCCAAAGGCCGTAACAGAAGCCGTCGGATTACCACCGATGAAACACACAGGAGTACCGAGCACGCAACTGCAGCAAGTCGGAACAATTGACCCGGCAGATCCGTCTTCGGTTTATGAGGTGCAATAAATGCCATATTTCATAAGTGATAAACAGAGCGACTGCGCAGGATGGGCAGCCGTTAAAGAAGAAGCAGACGGCACATATACGACGATTGGATGCCACGAAAATAAGCAAGATGCGATCGACCAGATGGTCGCAATTTCGATCGCAGAAGACATGGAACCAGGCGGCGAAGTAGGCAAGCGAGCCGTTGATTTATCAGTCCCGGCCTTTATTCAGGCAAACGCAGAACGTGGTCTGAAATATTTGGCAGAAGGATACGGCGGCGACGGCCTGACAGAAGGAACCAAACAAGCAGCTCGAGAGATGGCAGCAGGCAACATAAGCGAAAACAAGATCAGGAAAATGGCCCCCTGGTTTGCAAGACACAAAGTAGACGGCCAGGCCCCAAAGAACAGCAACCAATCCGATCCAGGATACCCAGGCGCAGGATTAGTGGCCTGGCTTTTATGGGGCGGAGATTCAGACTTCAGCGACCGAGCACAAAACTGGGCGCAAAGGAAGATAGACGCACTCGACGCAGAAG